ATATATATATAATAATGGGTGGAGGATTAATGCAACTGGTAGCATATGGAGCTCAAGATATTTATTTGACTGGTAACCCTCAAATTACTTTTTTTAAAGTAGTATTTAGGAGACATACGAATTTTTCGTTGGAATCTATAAGACAAACTCCAAATGGTAGTGGTGACAATCAAACTATCACTATTTCAAGAAATGGCGATTTAGTTCACAAGATATATATTGAATGGACGGTTGATTTCGCAGTCTTAGGCTTACTCTCGCATCTTGACCTAGTACAAAGGCATAATGAGATGTTAGGTGCCGCAAATTTGATTAAACGAATTGAATGTGAAATCGGTGGTCAGTTAATTGATAGACAATCGGGATTATTTTTGGAAATGTATGGTGATTTAACTGAACTAAATCCAACTGGATCAGAATTAAGTAAATACAATAATAATATATTGAAAGGTGGTATGGGTAATATGAGGACACAACGTATAGGTATTATTTCAGACTTTGCAGATACTACTACTTTCTGGACCCCTCTTAAGTTTTGGTTTTGTAGAAATCCAGGTTTAGCATTACCTTTAATCGCACTTCAATATCATGAAGTTAAATTAAATGTAGAATTAAATACGGAAGCATTATTGGTCCCTCTCAACACCAATGTATCACACGATTATTGGGTAGATTACATATATTTAGATACAGATGAAAGAAGAAGATTCGCCCAAGTTTCACACGAATACTTAATTGAACAAGTTCAAGAACAATCTCAATGTGTTTTATTAACTTCGGGGGCTGCGAGCTGTGGAAAAGTAGATTTAGTTTTCAATCACCCAGTTAAAGAATTAATATGGACATGGCAAAGTGATTACTCGGTGAGCACTAAAGGAGTTTCACATACACTAACTCGTATGGTTGGTGGTGTATCCGGCGATGGTTCTGGTGGATTTAAACTTGAAGACACTAAATATCAAGTTAAATTAAACGGACATGATAGATTTGCTGAAATGACCGCAACTTATTTTACAAGAACACAAGTATGGAAATATCATACCGGTTCTTCATTAAATAAAGCTAGAGATTGGTTAAAAACAAGTGATAATTTAACTAATAGAGGTGAAGCTATGATTAATAATACTTGGGATACAGATTATATTAATGTATATTCATTTGCATTAAAACCCGAAGAACATCAACCTTCGGGAACCTGTAATTTCTCAAGAATAGATAGTGCTATATTGCATTATGATGTTCATTGGACTAAAAACGGAGGGGCAGCTTATGATACTCATACCGAAAACATTAGAATATACGCTATAAATTACAATGTATTGAGGATTATGAGTGGTATGGGTGGCCTCGCATATTCTAATTAAGTATGTTTTTTAACTTATTTTTTTTAATTATTATTTTTTTTTATGTTCTTTTTAAAAAAAATAAAATATTTGATATATATATATATATAATAATGGGTGGAGGATTAATGCAACTGGTAGCATATGGAGCTCAAGATATTTATTTGACTGGTAACCCTCAAATTACTTTTTTTAAAGTAGTATTTAGGAGACATACGAATTTTTCCATGGAATGTATAAGACAAACCATAAGTGGTTCATTGGGATTTGGTGGAGAAGGTTCGTCTACTATTTCAAGGAATGGAGACTTAATAGGACAAATGTATTTATCTTATAGTTTAACTAACACCAAGTATCTAGTAAGTCATTTCGGTAATGCGATGATTAAAAATGCTGAAATTGAAATTGGTGGTCAATTAGTTGACAGACAAGATGGTAGATGGATGCAAATTCATACTGATTTAACTGAACCCAATCCTTCTGGGAATCCTTGTGGACCTTGCCCTCATCAAAAATTAGCAGGTGTAGGTGTTAATTTTGGAGCAGCGAGTGATTCGACCACTACAAAAACAAACATGATATATTGGGTTCCATTTAAATTTTGGTTTTGTAGAAATCCTGGTTTATTCCTACCCTTAATTGCTCTTCAATATCATGAAGTTAAATTAAAAATAGAATTATGGGATGCAGCTTCGGTTACGTCTTCTGATTCTGGTGATGCTGCTTTTGGAAGGAAACCAGAATTATGGGTTGATTATATATATTTAGATACCGATGAGAGAAGAAGATTCGCTCAAGTAAGTCATGAATACTTAATTGAACAAGTTCAAATGAAAAAGAGTAATTGGGATACCAATACTTGCTCTGTTAAATTAAATTTCAATCACCCCGTTAAAGAATTAGTATGGACTTTTTCTAAATGTGGTGAAGACGGTATTAAGGATAATTTCTTCCCGGGAACTGCATTACATTACAGACAGGAATTAGATGGTAGTATCGCACAGGGTAATGTGTTCGGAACTGGTGGTGCCCCACTACCTATCGACCAAGCCCGACACCTCGGAGCCGACGGAATGGATGATGGTGGTTATCTCAATTATATTAGACAACGCACCTTTCAGTTAAAATTAAATGGACACGATAGATTTTATAAACGAAATTCTCACTATTTTACTTTATCGCAGATTTGGAAACATCACACCGGGTATGGTTCTCCATTCCCTGTAAGTTCAGTCTATGTATATTCATTTGCATTAAAACCCGAAGAACATCAACCTTCGGGAACTTGTAATTTCTCAAGAATAGATAGTGCTACTTTGGACATGCAAAACGAATCTAAAGACTCAACATTTACTGAATCAACGGCAATTAATGAAATTAATATATACGCTATAAATTACAATGTATTGAGGATTATGAGTGGTATGGGTGGCCTCGCATATTCTAATTAAGTATGTTTTTAACTTATTTTTTTAATTATTATTTTTTTTATGTTCTTTTTAAAAAAAATAAAATATTTGATATATATATATATATAATAATGGGTGGAGGATTAATGCAACTGGTAGCATATGGAGCTCAAGATATTTATTTGACTGGTAACCCTCAAATTACTTTTTTTAAAGTAGTATTTAGGAGACATACGAATTTTTCCATGGAATCTATAAGACAAACTTCAAATGGGGGTGGTTCCCAAGTAAATTGGACGATTTCAAGAAATGGTGATTTAATTTTAAATATGTTCCTTGAGGGTGCAAAATGGGATCTAAACGGGGTGGGGCAGGGATTAGTAAGTAATACGGATAAGTTTAATGATCTGGGTGGTGGTAAAGAGAGACCCGCTAGAGAATTCTTGAATTCTAAATTAGACTCCATGAGATATAGTATAGAAATTGGTGGTCAATGTATTGATAGATTCGATAATTTATATAGAAGAACATTTAATTGTTTGAATGAAGTAAATCCAGTATGCGATGAACAAACGGTATTATTAAGAATGGAAGAACTCGGGATATATAATTTACCGTTTTGGTTTTGTAGAAATCCGGGTTTAGCTTTACCTTTAATCGCGCTTCAATATCATGAAGTTAAATTTATTCTCGAATTAAATAAAGCTAATAACGATTCGGGAATAAAATGGACCGGTACTGGAATCAACCCGGCAGGTGGTCTCGAATTGTGGGTAGATTATGCTTACCTTGATACTGATGAAAGAAGAAGATTCGCTCAAGTAAGTCATGAATACTTAATTGAACAGGTTCAAACAAGTAAGTTTTGTGTAAGTGGAGCGTGTGAAACGTTAGATCTAAATTTCAATCACCCCGTAAAAGAACTAGTATGGGTTTGCCTAGATAAAAATCAACAACCAACTTGGCATAATATTTCATTAAATGATAGTAAAAAGACGGGTGTCCAACTTAATTTGAATGGTCAAGATAGATTCGCGAGAAGGGTTGCTAGATATTTTAGTCAATTACAAGTATGGCAGTATCATTCTGGTTATGGTTCTTTAACCACAGGTGACGTTGATATGGATTTCTTAAAAGATGGAAATCAGAATGATCAGTTTCCAGAGCAGAATTTTGTGACGCAACCGGTATATATATATTCATTTGCATTAAAACCCGAAGAACATCAACCATCGGGGACTTGTAATTTCTCAAGGATTGATAGTGCTACACTTAATTTTACGGGATTATCAACTGCAGAACAGCCGATGGAGGGGAGTAGGTACTATGAGATAGACGATAAAGTATTCAAAATCAAAGAAACTATTTATCAACCCAAGGAAATTCATGTATTTGCTGTTAATTATAATGTATTGAGAATAATGAGTGGTATGGGTGGTCTTGCTTATTCTAATTAAGTATGTTTATTCGTTTTTTATTTTTTTTTTTTCTAAGTTAATTATATAAATATGGGCGGTGGTCTAATGCAATTGGTGGCTTATGGAGCTCAAGATATATATTTAACTGGTAATCCTCAAATTACTTTTTTTAAAGTAGTTTATCGAAGACATACAAATTTTTCAATGGAACACATTGAACAAACGATTAATGGTATCCCTACCTGGGGTGGTAGTGTTCAATTTGCGATATCAAGAACTGGTGATTTACTACATAAAATGAACATAGAATGGACCAAACCGAATGATATATATGGACAAGATACAAGAATTCCACACAATATGGGTCATTATATGATTGATAACATTACACTTAACATTGGTGGAACAGAAATAGATAGAATATTTGGACATTGGATGGAAGTTCATTCAAGATTGACAATACCCAACCCTAGTAAAGTAATTGGAGCATATTCAAAAGAAATGATAAATACTATATTGGATCCACATCCAACGGGGACTCATCCAAACCCTGAATCAAACTTCAAAAATTCAATATCAAATGATTTAGCAAATAATATACATCAAAATACACATTTTCAACAAATGACGGGTGCTGGTGGCGTGGAAGGACAAGCTATATCTGGTATACTAAACTCGGGGAATCTACCAAGACTTTTACAAATACCCATACCCTTTTATTTTTGTAAAAATCCGGGTTTAGCAATACCATTGATAGCCCTCCAATATCATGATGTTTCAGTTAAAATTAAAATTAAAGACAATCCTAATTACACATATTATAAAAATAGTAGTGGAGAAACCAAGTCGGGTTTAGCATTTAATCAAGAAATATTTGGTTCTGGGGGTGGTACAATGGGTTCTCTTAAATTACTATGTGAATATATATATTTAGATACGGAAGAGCGAAGAAGATTCGCACAAGTAACTCATGAATATTTAATAGAACAAGTTCAAAGGGAAGAACATCAAGTGCATAATTCAGATAAAGAAAATTCACTTAGATTACATTTCAATCATCCAGTTAAAGAACTTATATTTTGTGGAGATTGGGGTGAAAATAGAGATGTTACACAAATGTGGCCGGACCTTCATGCCAATGGAAATTTTTGTGGAGTATCTTCTGTAAATGATCCTCATTATATTAAAGATGCTTCCCCAGGTTGGTTGCCGGGAATAGGAGGCCATGATACAACTGTTACATTAAAATTAAATAATCATGATAGATTTACAGCCGAAAAACCATTATATTATTTTACCCGCCTTCAACCCCATAATTATCATTCTGGACCAGTTCAATTGTATTCATATAATCCTCAAATAGTTGGTGGTGAAGGGCATTATCAGGCTGGGGGTTGTGGTCACACTATGGAAAATAATGAACTAAATAGAATTCAAGACAGTATTGGAGTTTATTCTTTTGCTTTAAAACCCGAAGAACATCAACCTTCGGGTTCTTGTAATTTTTCAAGAATAGATAATTGTGTATTAAAATTCCACAATTTGCATTTAAACCCAAGTGATGATGATATAGTAAAATTTTGTGCGAAACATCGAGAAGGGCATGAAACAACTGAATCGCATCCTCAAATTACAACAAGAAATGCTTATACAAATTTACCCCCGACAAGTGTAATGATAGTTTACGCAGTGAATTATAATGTTTTACGGATAATGAGTGGTATGGGTGGTTTAGCATATTCTAATTAATTATATAAACAATTAATATATATATTTATATTATAAATGGGTGGAGGTTTAATCCAACTAATATCAAGGGGGGCACAAGATGTATATTTAACAGGAAATCCACAAGTTACATTTTTTAAAGTCGTATATAGAAGATATACTAATTTTTCAACTGAATTAATAAATCAAACACTTCAGGGTTATGTGCGAGCAGGTCAAACTTCTAAATGTGAAATATCTAGAGATGGGGATTTAATACATAGAATATATTTTGATTGTACATTAAATGATAAATATAATTATCCGTCTAATTTTGGTAACTATATGTTTGATCGAGTTGAATTATTAATTGGTGGTCAAGTAATCGATATACATCCCGGGCACTGGATGGAAGTATATTCAAGATTGAATTATAAACAATCGGGAAGATCTTATCCCGTAACTCAAAAAATGAATGGAGTCGATCACACTTGTGATTCACAACAATCTACAACATATATTGATGGTGATAAGATATATAAATATAGTAATTATCAAAGAATGAGTTTTGCTGGAGGTGTTTCAGGTAATCCTACGGGTGAAGGTATAAATATAGGTAGAATATCAATTCCTCTTCAATTTTGGTTTTGTAAAAATATTGGTTTAGCATTACCATTAATTGCTCTCCAATATAATGAAGTTGTTGTTAATATTAAATTTAATACTTTATCCGATTTTATGAATTCTAATAATTTAGATACAAATCCTATAAATGGTTGTGTTGGAGAATTATGGGTTGAATATATATATTTAGATACTGATGAAAGAAGAAGGTTTGCAAAAATATCACATGAATATTTAATTGATCAAATACAATATATAGATCATGATTTAATTAATGGAACCAATTCAATCGATCTTAAGTATAATAATTCAGTCAAAGAATTAATATTTGCTTGTGATTGGGATAATACTATAAATCATGGTTCTATACCTGGATTAGGTAATAATAATACAAATCTATCATTGGAAATAAATTCACAAAATTTTTTTAATCCTGAAAGAAGTTTAAATTATTTTACAAGAAATCAAATATTTGAAAGACATATAGGAAATCCAAATATACAAGGGGGGGGTGAGGGTATGATTCCATATATAGATATAAATGATGGTAAAAGAAAAGTATATTACGATAATGAGCATTGTTGTATATTTGATCCAATTGGAGTATATTCTTTTGCTCTCAAACCAGCTGAACATCAACCAACGGGGACTTTTAATTTCTCTATTATTCAAGATTGTAGAATAATTATAAAAAATATGTGTCCTCCGATTGCTAAATCAAGTGATGATTTACAATGGAATTATAGAGAAAATAGATTATTAAAAATATATGCTGTAAATTATAATATTTTACGGATTATTAGTGGTTTGGGTAAATTAGCATATATTTAAGGTTTAATATATATATAATTAAATAATAAATATGAATTCGGGGAATAAGGGATTAATAAATAATGGAAATACATGTTATTTAAATTCAGTTGTTCAATGTTTAACACATATTTTATTTTTTCATCCATTAAATAAAAAATTAATAAGAGATTTTAAATATGAAAATGATTCAGAAAATATAATGGCGAATTGGATGAAAGTTAATAAACTTATGTGGGATAATCAATCTTGTGATACTATTAATATTAATTTCTTTATTAAATCTTTTATTTGTAATATTCAAAAACAAAATTTATATTTTGAGAATTTTGAGCAAAATGATGCTGAAGAATTTATCACTCTATTATTTGATATGATCCATAAAACATTAGTAATAGATTATGATTTTAATCCTATAGATAAAGCAGATATAGAATGGTTTAACTATTTTAAGAATGATTATTCATTAATTACAGAATATTTTTATTCTCAAACCAAATTAATGACAAAATGTAATACTTGTAGATATGAAACAATTAAGTATGATCCAGTAATGATATTACAATTATCTATAAATGATTCGATTGATTCTATATATGATGCTATTAATAATGAATGTCGAGAGGAATGTATTGTAGATTGGTTGTGTGATAAATGTAATAATAAATCAAGTTGTAGTAATAAAAAAATATATCAAAAAATGTCAGAATTTATTATAATTCAATTAAAGCGATATAATCAAAATAATAATAAAAATAATAAATTCATAAAGTATGATGAATATTTAAATATGGATCCATATGTTATAAATAAAACAAAATCGACACTTTATAAATTAATGGGTATAATCGTCCATAATGGGGGAGTTAATTTTGGTCATTATTATTCCATATGTTATAATATGGTTGATGGAAATTGGAGAATTTACAATGATGAAAATGTAGGTCATATTGAAACTAAAAATATATTTAATAAAAATCCATATTGTTTATTTTATAAGAGAATAAATGAATAAATATTTTATTTGTTATAATTTCATTTTTTTAATATGATATTAAAATAATATGGATGATAATAATTATATATATGCACAAGCAAAGTTAGAATATACAAAGCAATTAATAGATATATTAAAGAATAGTATATTTGATTCTTTTTTAGAAATACATCAAGAATCTAAAAAAATCAACCATAATACTATTGAAGATATTTATATTAATTTTAGATCATTATTAGAAAATATACCCAAATGGAACCAGACAATAATAGATTCTGAAGTTGATAAAATATACAAAGATTCGAGTTGTGATTGGATTGATGATTTATTGACTGCTGTATATATTACACATACCAAAATATTATTATCTGTTGGAAAAAATAATAATAATAAAAAAATAGATTTAGTTATACCGACTACTAATAATTTTATTCATAAATGTTTTGTAACCATTGCGAGAGAATTATGGAAAAATCCTTATTTATATCAAGATAATATAAAAGCATCTGATTATCAGCGTAATATTAAATCAATTGAAATTATTATAAGTGAAGGTATAGAACAAACTATAAGAAATACATTACCATTAAAAGATATATTAAAAAGTCATTTAGATATGAATATTGATAAAATAAATATAGATGGGGAAGATTCTGAAGAAGAAGAAGATATTAAAAATAAAAGTATACGTGAAGAATTATTAAAAGAATTATTAACTAAATCAGAGGAAGAATATGATGATGGACCTAGTGAAAAAGAAATAATTAAAAATACAACAGACATTCAAGTCAATGATGATTTATTGAAAGAGGATAAAGAAGAATTTTATGATAATGTTGATATATTTGAAAAACAAAAAGATAAAAATTATTTGGAAATAATGGAACAACAAGAAAAACAAAATACAGAAAAAAATAAAAATAATTATAATATATCAAATGATAATAATGATGTTAATGTGAATAATGATGTTAATGTGAATAATGATGTTAATGTGAATAATGATGTTAATGTGAATAATGATGTTAATGTGAATAATGATGTTAATGTGAATAATGATGTTAATGTACCCGTTATAGTAGAAAAAGTAACTAATGAAGATATTAAAGAAGTAAACGATAATGTGATCGTAGAACAAGAAAACGAAGATATATATGAAGAAAAAGATAAAATAGGTGATTTATTTACAAGTGATAAACTTATTAAAATAGATAAAAATAAAGATGAAACGGATACCTTAGATAATTTTTATGAAGATTTAAAGGGGATGTCAAATAGTTCTAATACGAATACAACCTCTTATTCATTATTTAATTGATCGTGTAAGAATTATATAAATTAAATATATTATAAAATATAATGATAAAATATATATATTCAATTATATTTTCAGTAATCATATTAATAATATATTTAATTTATAATAAAAAACCCAATCAACAATATATCATAAAAAATAATATAAATACTTATATTATTATTATATCAATATCATTTATATTTTCATATATTTATATAAATAGACCTTATGAAATTAAAACAGCAATAGAAGATAATATCAATAATGCAAAAGTTCCATTTTAATATAAGTCATGTTCGCTTTTAATATACGGTTCGGGTCCACGATATAAAAATTTATAATATTGATTTATATCTTCTTTTTTATTATATATATCATATACTTTATATATCTCTTTACTTTTTAAATCATGTAATTCATTTACTAATTTATGTAATTCTTTATTTTTTGTATCAACAGAAAAATCCTCTGTATTGAAAGCATTATTTATATTGTTGGGTGGTATAGTTATATAGATAGATTGATAAGAATTACAAGTTTTATTTAATAATTCCATTAAACCATCAATAGTATATTCCGTATATTTTACTTCCCCACCTTTTAATTTTTCTATCATTTTATTTAATTTTTCATAATACTTCCCAGCATTCTTGAATGAATTTCCATCATTTAATATTATAAATGATTTATTAATAGAATCATCCCCTTTAAAAAAATCATTATCTTTATAATATTTTTCATATTCTTTTAAACCCGATAAAACCGTACTTAATCTATCTTTATCATCTTTATCATCTTTATCATCTTTATCATCTTTATCATCTTTATCATCTTTATCACCTTCTTTAACGGGTTTATCATCAAATCCTATATTATCAATTTGATTCATAATATCAGTTTTATTTTTATAAATAAATAATGATATTATTGATATTGATGTTATAATTAAAGTAATTCTAAGAACATTTTCATTTATAATATTAAATATAAATACAATTAATACAAGTATGTAAATGAAATTATACTGCATTTTTATTTATTATAATATTAAATATATAAATTATAAAAGAAATAAATATAAGAAATACGCCAATATATGTGATACTAGGCCCATTATCCATATAATCCATCATAGCTAAAAAATGTATATTCACGATATCTTCTGTTTCATAATCTTTTGTATTATTCATATCATAATTATATTTTACCTTTTCTAAACTTTCTTTAAAGTCATCACTAAAACTACCAACACTTGAAGCCATATTTTTCATAATTTCACCGATAGATTCATCTTTTATTGTTTTATTTCCCTTCAATTGGATAGCATCTGGTTCTGGATTTTCGGTTGATTCGAGTTTTTTTGTTATAGTTAGTGATTTAGAATCTTCGCCATCCATTATATTAACAGATGTTGTTTCATTTTCGTAATCATCTTTAAAATATGTTTCATCTATTACTTGATATGACTCCGATTGATAAGGATCTGCCCCCATATATATATATATAATAATATATTAATAAATTAATTTATATATGATATTAAGGGAACATTTGTTAATATCATCCGCCTACAACAAATCTTATGTATATTTAATTTATCCAATACTTTTCCCTCAATTGATTTTTCCAATTTATCTTCTAAATTAATTGTTTTAATATCCAATTGATTTTCATTTTCAGAATTATCTATATTTTTTGATTTATTGCATAAATATATAAATGGCATCCATTTATCTCCCATGATTTCACCACAAGTAAAGCATCTAATAGGAATAATCATATTTATATTAATATATATAATTATTATTTTAAATATTATCAAATTAATATTAGTAAAAAATGAAATATACTTAAAATAATAATTATATTATGTAATAAGTAATTAAGTGCGGTTGAATATAGATAAAAATATAAAGTATATAGATATAGATTATAATGCCAGCAAAAGCAAAACCGAAAGCAAACCCGAAAGGTAAAGTCGTTGAAGTTCCCGTTGAAGTTCCCGTTGAAGTTCCTGTTGAAGTTCCTGTTGAAGTAACTCCCGACACCACCAATGAGGCTGATAATTTTATGGTTTATTCGGAATTATCCGAAATCAAAACTAGACTTAAGATATTGATGACAATTACTAGAGAACTTTCTAGTTATGTAACTAATTTTGAAAAACAAATTACAAAAGATAAGCGTGTCGTTGATAAGAAGATGAAAAAGAAAAAGCAAAAATTGAACAGTGACGGAACTAAACCATTGAACGGATTTTCTAAACCTGGACAAATTTCTGATAAACTTCGATCATTCATGGGTCTCGCACCCGATCAACTTGTTGCAAGGGTTGAAGTTACTAAATTTATTACTAAATATTGCCAGGAAAAGGGTCTCCAGAACGAAAAGGATAAAAGAATTCTATTACCCGATAAGGCTCTTCAGGGTCTTCTTAATGTTGGTAAGGATGTGGAACTAACTTATTTCAATTTACAGAAGTATCTTAAGTTCCATTTCCCTAACAAGGATGGAGTTTACATGACTCAGTAATTTATTATTTATTTTTATTATTTCTTTTTTAATTATTATTTTTTATTATTATTTTTTATTATTATTATTATTATTATTTAAAAGAATAATATATATTAATTATAAATGTTAGAGAATATCAATCAAGAGCAATTTGAACAAATTATCAATGTGTTAATTATGTATAAACAATTAAATAAAGATAAAGAAGTTTATTTAAA